TTTCTATCTGTTCAGTCCAATCATATTGACCTGAGCGACCTGGGGCGTTATGGCGTCTAACTTGGTTTAGGTAGTCTACTATTACCATTCCTAAATCAGGGAGTTGTGCCTGTTTTTGTCTTACTGTACTAATAACTTTAGCAACTGTAAGAGCAGGGTCATAGAATACATCTATCTGAGGATTATCTGCTAGTGGATTACGAGTAAGTTCGTAATGGAACTTATCGAAGTCGCGATGACCTTTATAATTGGTCAAAGCTTCTCCACCATTGTCAAATCTATCAGCCCACCATTCTGCAACTTTATCCCACTCCAGAGGAGAAAGATTTTTAGTTTTAACACGATTGGTAGGAACACCTGTCGCAATAGCACATACTCTCTGTAGTATTTGTCTACTATCCATCTCGATTGTGAAGTATAGTACTGACTTTTGTTTCTGCTGAGCAGCCACTGCTACATTACAACAGGTAAAAGACTTACCACCACCACGCTGTCCGCCAATAACGACCAAGTCTTTGGGAGAGAATGTATAGTCTAAATCATACTCTTGATTCAGACCTAGTGGAAGGAACTTAGCTAAGTCCTCCTCACTATCAAATAACTCAATAGTTTCCATACTTTCATTATCATCTGAGGTCTCGACTTGGTCTTCAACCTGAACTACTATCTCTTGTAATAAGTCAATGTTCTCACGAGCATCGCCTATCGCAATCTGATTTTCTACAAAGTTCTCGACTCTATGAAGTATTTCGTTTTGAGTGAATTGATTCTTTAGATAATCTAAAAGTAAGTCGCTGGGAACATCTGTCTCTACAGTTTCTATTGCGAATACTTTTTCTTGTAATTCCCTAGAACGAATCTCTAGTTTGAGGTCTTCGAAAGTAGGGAGTGCATGATATTTGTGAACATGCTTATCAACTATTTTCCATATTTTTCGGTACTCACCTTCAGGCAAATAGTGTTCCTTGAGACTGTTCCATGTCCCAAATTCACTGTTCGATATTATCTGTTTTAATAATGCACTTTCTAAAGTCACTAATTGCTCTCCCAAACAAAAAAGCGGATAGACTAGAACAGCCTACCCGCCGACAAGTAATAAGTTATTAACCTATTTCTTTTCTAGCTGCGCCATTGTAATCAGCACATTGTAAGCCTCTTCTTGTAAGCATTGTTTTCACGCCTCTTACAGTTTTGCCAATTTCCTCGGCAATATCTTCAACTGACATATCAGAAATATCCATGTCTGCTAAAGGGTCAGCTTTACTGTTACCAACTACATTTTCTTGCTTAGGTATAGCATTGATTTCTCCTGCTCTAAGTAGGGATAATGCTTTACCTCTAATTGAGTTAACGCTTCTGCCAAGGCTTTCTGCGATTTGCTCAATAAATGCACCATCGTTTACCATTGAAACGAATGTTGCTTCTTCATCTTCGTTGTAAGACTTAACTGTCTCAACTTTAGGAGCAGGTTTAACATGCTCTGTAAGTTGCATTGATAAGATTTTACCTTGAATTGACTTAGCACTAAAGTGTCCGCCTTCAAAGTTTTCAGCGATTTCTGCATATGTGTAGCTACCGCTATTATCTTGTACGAAGTTAGATAATGTAGATTCTTGCTCATCTGAGAAAGCTTTGCTTTGTGAAGCAGATGCTAACTCAACATCGAATCCCATTTTTCTTAATTTGCTAGATACACTTCTTACTGAAGTTTCTAGTTCGTCAGCTGCGTTAGCAACTGTTGCCTGTGAAACAGGGCTTTCTGACCCAACAAAATCTGTTAGTTGTTGAGTTCTTTCATCAGTCCATTTTGGTAATGCCATGATTAATATTCTCCTAAAAATTTCACTATATTATTTATTATAATGACACCTCGGTCACGAGCTGTCTGTGTTTTGGCTGACTCAATTCCAGACTCATTTATTAAGTGAGTACAGTCTTTTGTCAGACTTGATTTAACTACAAATCCTTTACTTTCTAATACCTTTTGGGCATGAGCCTTTGTAGGGTAACTTTTTAACTTTCCTGTTATACACACGACACCTGTGACCTCTTTCTTTTCTACTATTTTATTTTTCCATTTGAAGGGTAAGTTGTCTCTGTATTGGTTTGGGTAGTAATCCATTTCTAACCAGTTGAGAATATTCTCAGTAGCTTTTGGTCCAAGTCCTGCTTGACTGCAAGTTGACTCGTTTATTTCTTCTACATCTGATACTACACTACATAACTTTGCAGCAGCAGACCGACCAATAAGTGGTATGCTAAAAGCTGGAATGAGTTCTTGAAGTTTACTACTTTTCGACTTCTCGATTTCTGCAACCAACTTAGTAGCAAGTTTCTCACTACCTAACCTACTTTGTATATCTTCTACAGTAAGTTGATAAATTTCAGAATAGTCTTGAATCTGTAATTTATTTATTGTTGAAGGGCCAAAGCCCTTTATCTTGAGTGTTGAAGAAAAACCTTCTAACTTTTTATCCCATTGTGCAGGACATTTAGGATTCCTACAAAATAACTGGTCGTTTACCAACTCGAGGTGTGAACCACAAGCAGGACAATCAGTTGGTGGTATAATTTGTTTCACTTCTTCTTCTCTCTCTCAAATATATAATATATTATATATAATTTTTGGGCTTGTGTCAAGAACTATTTTTGAAATTGCTACCAAAAGTTGAGACTAAAATTTAGTCCTCCTCGTAGATGTGGGTATCTTCTTCATAAGACCAACGATGTCTTAAGTAGAAACATAGGGCTTCTAATTTATTTAGTAATGATTTTATCATATCCATACTTGCATATATCCTTTATTATTCTATTTGCCATCAACTCATTGCCCTCCTTTAGTGGGTGGTCTTTTGGTCCGAATGGCACCTTTGCTTTCTTGCACATATCATAGAAAGCTTCCTCTTCTAAAAAGGGTAGCTCTGCATAGTAATCTTTTTCTTTCATATGCTCTACGTCCCATACTATGTTTGCTCCCTCTTTTCTTTGTTCATTTAATTTATCTCTAACCCAACTTATTTGTCCATTGGACATATTATAAAATAAGTAAGGTATTCCTTTTGCCTCTAAAAAATATTTTATACTTATCATATAGTTTAGAGTTTCTATGAGATTACTTCTCATACTTCTAACTTTTGTCCCCATTCCTTGTATTGCTTTCCACTGGTCTAGTGTCATGTCGGGGTGGAAATGTATTTCACTCTTTGGGTGCATTTCTAATGTTATCTTATTGAATCTATGGTTTATCCATACAGCACTTCTCCATGTGTTTTGTCTAGTAAGATATTCAAAACGATTTATTCCAGACCATACTATGATTACTAGGTCAGCTGGTTTTCTAATCATATCGTCCATAGTAGTTCTCCAGATTCTGTCATTACTACCACCGACTTTAGAGTTTCTCCACCAGTCAGAATTAAAATGTTTACCTACTAAAGTTGGGAACTGTTCATGAAACTCATTCTCTGCTCCTTGAACAAAGCTACACCCATTCCAATAAATCATGCCCTTACTACTTTACCTTTATCTGTAATTAGTATTCCGTTAAGATGGTCAAACTCATGTTGAACGACTCTAGCGTCAAATCCTTTAAACTTTCTCTTAACTGTTATGTATTCTCCATCTGCATTGAATGTATTATATTCCATGACAACACTATGTGACCTTCTTACTCTTACTTGTAAGTCAGGGCAACTAAGACAACCTTCCCAATCTTGTTTAGTAATAGAACTCTTTTCTATTATTCTAGGATTTATAAATAACTCTGCAGGTCTTCCTGCTAAGAATACTCGTATAGGCACTCCTACTTGTATTGCAGATATTCCTATACCATTATATTTTTCCATCATTTCGTCCATTAGTTCAACAGTTTCTTTTAATTCTTCATTAGTTCCTGTGAACTCTTTAGACATTTGCCGTAATATTTTATCTTCAGTTACTATCATAATACTTTTACTTTATATTTCTTTTCAAATTGTTTTGCGTCATACTCTGTGTTTACAATAGGTTGCCCTTTTATGTTAAGACTTGTATTTAATAACATAGGACAACCTGTAACATCGTACCAGCACTCTAATATTTTTCTTAAATTGCTACCATCATCTTTTACAATCTGTACTCTACTTGTACCATCTATATGTTTTACACTATCATAATCATGTTTTGCCTCGCATACAAACTGCATAAACT